AGAATTCTTCTAAATTTTTTATTAACGCAAAAATCGTTTATTGGTGTAAAAATATAATTGGTAAAAAAATACTAATTATATTTTGTTTGTTATTTATTTCCCGATAAGGGTGTTTTCTGCGAGTCTCTGGTAAAATAATCCGCCTTTATCGGTGGGGTCGGTGGGTTCTGGTGGTCGTAAATATTCTTCACTCAATATATCATAATATTTTGCTAATACTTTTTGTAAATTTTCGAATTTATAAGTATGTTCTCGTATACTTGCCGCTTCCAAACCATTACACGGTCCACCATATTCTGCAAAACGACGTTTATCAATTTCTTCGGCTTGTAATATTTTGTCTTTTGTAATTTCATCTTCTGGAGTCATTGGTAGTTGACCTTTTAACCAATATTTTCCATCTGAATATTTCTCGATTGTATTACCGATGTATAATGCGATACACTTTTGTTCGTCTTTATCGAAACAATCGCGATTGGAATTCATAAAATCACGTAATTCATATAAAGATGGTTCTGGAATATCCATTTATGCTGTTGTATAGTCTGGTAATATATCTACGTACATTATCTTTATGTCATTTTCAACTTTATCGCCGAATTCAAATTGGCTAAATAAAGGATATTGTAATTGTTCTTGGGGAAGATGTTGATGAACAGTTCTAGCAATCATTTTATATAATTTAAACTCAGGATAACGTTCTTCACCATTTTTCTTATAAAGAACATTTTTACCATTATCATCCAAACACCAACGGTCAATTGTTTTTTGGAATTCATCATAATCCGAAGGATCTTCTTCATCATCAATAATGAAATCATAAATGGAACAACCTAGACGACATAAATCGAAACTATAATTAGGGTCAATACGCGCTTTATTCTGATTCATATATGGTTCGCAATTGTATTGAGTATGGCCATCGCCACCCGCGGCGAAACTATCACTACAATATGATTTTCCTTGGAATTTATATATACCTCTACCAAAATCGATGATTTTGTATATTTTACCGTAAGTCGGCACCTTATATAATTTGGAATTGTATTTATAATATATGAATTCTTCCGTTGTATTTACATACATGATATTGTTGGTATGAAGATCGTTGTGGGTAAAATGAAATGTTTTTTGATAAGTAATCAATGTCATGACGATTTGAAATAATATACTGGCACCGATTTCTTCTGTGATTTCATTTTTCACAAATAGGTCGTCTAATGTTCCGTCGCATTTTTCAAGACAGATTAATTGAACGGGAAAATTATCAATATAGATAGATAATTCATCGCCTTCACTGTTTTCACTGGAAGATTCTTCGGAATTTTCGATGGATGATTGAGAACTATTGTTTGAACCTTCGTTCTCGTCCTCTTCTTCGTTTTCGTCGTCGTCTTCTTCTTCACTACTATAATTAATTTCACTATTATTATCAGAAGAAGACGCATTTGACGGTCTACTTACTATAGAAACGGAATCGGCCTTTTCATATACGATTTCTTCATCTTCATTCAAAATTATATCTGATTCCACCAGTTCATCTAGTTCTAATTCTAGGACTGAGATTTCAGAAGTGTTTGATGTTTCGGATATATTCAATTTATTTTTATTTCCACGAGAACCAAAATTTGTATAACTCGTCGTATTATTTAAAAGAGAACAATGAAAATGACGGCCAATATTTTCGTTAAAAAAATTAGAGGTTTTTAAATAATCAACATCGTCAATGATATTCATTTTGTATTTGTCTTGTATTCCTAGAAAAGAACCATAAAACCCTAAACCGTGAACAAAATCATGATGTTCAGCTAATTTGTTAGTTAAAAAACTGAAGAAACAATCTACATATGCAGTATTATTTTTATCTACTATTTTAGGCAAAGTATTTTCAGCATTCGATAACAAGGTTGGTAAAGCACGTATTTTATCATCTTGAATATTATATTTTCCAATCATATAGCGGATAGGATCAAGGAGAGGACCACATTTGATAAATACTGGTTTCTTCGCTGTTGTATTGGTTTCTATATCCATAACTGTGTTCAAATTATAGAAATGATATTTATGATTCAAAGCAATTTTGTTGTAATTGTTCTCATTTAATTCGAAAAAATCATTGTATATTGGATTATAGTTTTGTAATTCTGTCATTTTGAAAACATTATAATTATTATCGTAATCTTCTAAAGAATGTTCAAAAGATTCAACTAAAGGATTTAATTCTAAAGTATTGATTTTAGAATAGTGGATATTGAATTTAGAAACTTGTTCGACCATGATGTCTATATTGTATTTTTAACATTAAAATATGGAATTTTGAACTTATTCGTTATTCTCTATGGAAAAAAATATACGATTGTTATAAACATGACTTTAGAATTGAAAAAATTCGATATGAGAAGCATTACCTTTAAACCTGATGAAAATAAAGGCCCAGTAATTGTAATGATTGGACGTCGTGATACTGGTAAATCTTATTTAGTGCGCGATTTATTATTTTATCATCAAGATGTTCCTATTGGAACAGTTATTTCTGGAACTGAAGCTGGAAACGGTTTTTATGCAGCTCATGTTCCTAAATTATTTATTCATGAAGAATACAATTCCATTTTAATTGAGAACATTTTAAGACGACAAAAAGCAGTATTAAAACAAGTGAATAAAGAAATCGAAAGCTTTAGAAGAACAACGATCGACCCTCGCACATTTGTTATTTTAGACGATTGCTTATATGACCAAACATGGACTAAGGATAAGTTGATGCGTTTACTCTTTATGAATGGTAGACATTGGAAGATAATGTTGATCATTACTATGCAGTACCCATTAGGTATTCCACCAAATCTCCGTACCAATATAGATTACGTTTTTATATTGAGAGAACCAACATTTGGTAATAGAAAACGTATTTGGGAGAATTATGCGAGTATGTTTCCTACATTGGAGTCATTTTGCTCAGTCATGGACCAAACCACTGAGAATTATGAGTGTTTAGTTATCAATAACAATGCGAAGTCTAACAAATTACAGGACCAAATTTTCTGGTATAAAGCCGAAGGACATCCTGACTTCAAATTGGGATCAAAAGAATTCTGGGAAATATCGAAAAGTATGGGTTCAGATGATGAAGACGAAGCATATGACCCAAGTAAATCGAAAAAGAAATCTTCTCAACCTATCAATGTAAAGAAAACAAAATGGTAAATAAATTTATTCGAACAATAAATTTATTCAATCTTCCCAAAAACTTATTCAGAATCTAATCGTTCATTCGAATCTACCGTATGAAAGCCAATAATGGTTTGTGTCGGGTGAAATATATCAACATCTAAATTATTAATTCGGTCAATAATATCCTGTTCTTTTTCTTCACTTTCATACGTATCATTGCTATCATCGCTTTCATTCGTATTATCGTCAGTAGTAGTCTCATCTAGATTATCATAAATAACAATTAAATTTTCGTTTCGCTGAATCGTATCGCGTATATTTTGAACTATTTCTTCTTCCGGTTCTTCCTCTGTATCTTCATCTTCGTCTTCACTAATATCATCTATGTGCGCATGACTATTCATAAAATCTTCTTCATCGTCATTTTTATATGTTATAAATTCCGTATTGAACTTGGTAATATATTCTTTCGTAAAATCTAAATTCACCTTTTTCACCAATTTTTTTCTACCAAAGTTTCGATTGAATTCGACAAATCTTTTTAATTTTGTATTTAATAAACGATTATACGCATGTTTTTTATTGGTTTCAGTCGTATATTCTGCGTGTAAATATAAATTTAAATAAGGTTTCATTGTTCTTACTAAAATATCAGTCGGAAAATCTATATGAATTTTCATATTTTTAGTGAATCTATTTCTTCGCAACATCGTAATACAATTCGTTCGTAATTTTGATTTTGACGAGACATCTAGATGTTTTTTAATAGCATATTCACGAATATTATCCTCATTTTCCAACTTGTATTTGGTCAAATTAAAATTGGTCAAAAAATAATTGCGAAACATCGTAGAGATAACAATATGTTTAGAGAGCATAAAAAAATAAATGTTATACAAATCCGCTTTATTGAAGGGTATATTATTATACGGATTTTTACATACTTTTGGTTCAGCGAAAAAATAATGGG